ATGATATCCGACTGCTTGTTGACGCGGACGATCGGAAAGATCTGATCGGCGATGTACGACTTGTTCATGTACGCGATGCTGAGGTTCGTCAGCAAAGCGTTGACATGCAAGTCCTGCGGTGTCGGTTGTCCTGCCACTGTTGTGTCTCCTTGAAAGACGGNCGGGACGAGCCCGCCACGTAGTTATCTCATCCCGCCTTCGTCAATATCCTATGCGCCGAGCCACACGGGCGGGAACACCGTCACCGTGATGACGTCGTCCGTCGCCGCGGTAGCCGCTGCCTCCGCCATCGCGTTCACGATGTCGTTGTTCGTTGTCTTCTGCACGAGCCGCCCGTTGGCGTCCGGTCCGAGCTTGTCGCCGATCGCGATGTCCGTGGCCGCTGCCACGTTCGCCTTTGAACGTCCAAGGATCATCACCTCGGCCGCGCGCCCCGTCGCCGCAGGCTTGTTCTGCAGGAGCCCGATGGGGATGTCCGTCGTCGACGCGACGAGCGCACACTGATCCGCCGTTGTGTGCCGCTTCACGAGGAAATACTGCTTCGCCGAGAGGTCCGCGTTCGCCTGGTAGCTGACGCTCCAACCATTCTGATCCGTTGCCATCTCTACTCTCCCGCGCAGGGCGTCCCGCGCTGTGGTGCCGTGAAGGGGGCGTCCCCCGCACGGCCTGGGTTATCGTTATACCTTGACCGTCGTCTCCACGCGCCACCGTTCGTAGAGCGCCGGGTCCGCCGCGAACACTGCGCCGCGCGCCTGTTCGATGCTCAGCTTGTCGTTCTTCTGCATGACCTCTGCAACCTTCTGCTGCACCTGTCCGGCTGCGGATTCTGCCGCCGCGCCCATCGCCGACGATCCAATCTCACCGAGCAGCTTGCTCGCAGCCGCCTGCGCCACCGCCGCCTTGAACAGTTCACGGATGCGGCCCGCATGCTCCGGCGTCAGCTTCTCGCTGACCGACTTCAGCAGCGCGGCGTCCTTCGTCGGATCGAGCCCGATGCTCGTGTAGCCCGCGACCTCTTCGGCGAACTTCCGTAGTTCCGCATCCTCGCGCAGCGCCGTCACCTGCTTCGCCAGCTCCTCGTTCGACTTCTTCAGCTCCGCTGCCTCGGTCTCGGACTTCGCCATGCGCGCCGTGACCTCTGCGGGCACCACGACCTCCGGCTCGCCCTTGGCCGCCTTCTCCAGTTCGGCGATCGTCTCGTCCGTCGCGCCTGCCGCCCGCCCGAACATCGCCGCGATCCCGTGCGCCATCTTCGTCAACGCTGAGGCGTCTGGCGCCTTCTTGTCCTTCACGTCTGCCATGGTCATCTCCTTGATGATGGTGTCCATTTGATCCCGAACCGTGATGAGCGACGCCGGGTCCAGCGCGCTCTTCCCTTCGTCGCCTTCCATCTCCGTCATCATGCCGGGCACGGCCTTCGTCATCGCGCCGATGTAGCCGGTCAGTGCGCCCTTGATCGCCGCGCCTTTGTTCTCGTCGTCGCTGTTGCGGATGCTGTCCAAGGTTTCCATCAGCGCACCATAGTGCTCGCTGAGTGCCATGTAGACCTTGTGCATCTTGCGCCCCATCATGGCCTCGTCGAAGGTCATGGCCTCCTTGCTCATCTTCACTGCACCCTCCTTCGCGCTCTTGATGACGAGAAATTGCCGACGGTTGGCGGCCTTGTCCACCGCTGCGATGTTCTTGACAAACAACTGCACGATTTTATTCGCCAACCGGCACCCCCTTCACGCGGTCGAGCCGCCCGAACATCGACAGCCCGGTGCGCTCCCCGGATTTAATCTTGGTAAACATCTCTGGCGTCCACCGCACGCCGAGCAGCCAAGCGCCCTTCTTCACCTGCTGACCCCCGATGTCCAGGTCGGTCGGCGCGAGGTAGGACTCAACGATGGTGCCGAGTGGCTCGTCCACCTGTAGATGTTGATCGTCCAGCCCATCGGCCTTCGCCATCTCCGTCAGCTCCGTCACGTCTAACGTGATGCCTTCCCCCTCCGCGTCGAGACACGACTTGAGGATCGTGGAGGCGCCCTTTGCCATCGTCTGCAGGCGCTCCATGAAGGCCCATGCCGCCGACTCGATGGTCTCGGCCTTGGCAAAGTCGCCTTCTGTGTCCACCACGTCCGGCTCGTAGACGACGCCAAGGGTGTAGCACTGCTCTTCGGCCGACTTCCTCAGCACTAGCATCTTGGTCATGTTCGCCTCGATTGTGCCACATATCTTTTTGGCTTGCTCTTCATCGCGCCCCTTCTCCTGCTGTGCTGCGACGCACGTGGCAAAGTTTTCATAGGGTCCTATGGGCATTTATTCACTTCGCAATGGCCCTATCAATTTTATCGATGTTTGCAATTACAGACTCGACAAAAGATGTCCCGTCATCAATAAGTTTCGCTGTAACTTTTCCGCTCCCAGACAACGAAGGTGCTATTTTGAAACGCGACCCAGGCATCAACACAATCTCATCCAACTCAGCAACGCGTGCAAAGACTGCGCGCGTTCCTTTCGGTATGCGTAATTCAACGACTATGCCGTTCTGGTTGCCGGCAGCGTATCGTAATGCACGCTCCTCTGTGAGTGCTGTATAACGGGCACCGAGTGAACGAATCTCGCCGTTAACAATCGCCTTTGAATCAATGCCAAAGAATACTTGACGCGATTCGTTAGTAAGAAAGCGCGAATCTTGTACGATTCGACGCATTTCATCTACAGATTGTCGGCCTATTGCATCAGCAAGCTCATTAGTGCCTGACTCTAACGATTGTTCAATCTGCAGCTCTACATACTTTGGCTTGGCAGCACCTCTGATCCCTAGATTCAATGCTGTTGGTAGTCGTCCTGTCGCAGCATTTTCAAACTCGGATTCCGTTACAAAATTATGGGCTGTTTCGAATGCCCCTACAGTTTCAACGGCTGGCTGATCTCCGCCGATTGTTCCACCAGGTCCTACCCCAGCGCGTTCGCTACTTGAAGGCACTAATCCTGACGCACACCGGCAGTTCGGATGCAGCGGCGGATTCAACACGCCGCCGGGAAACATCTCGTTGATGCCGACCTGCACGCCATCGAGCGGCTCGCACTCGGGGCACAGACGGTCGTCAGGCGATACGATCCACTCCTTCACCAGCACCGGATCGATAAGTCCGTCGCTCTGCCCCTGCCGCCACGCCTCCAGCTGCCCGGCGTTCGACGCGCCCATTACCTCGGTCCGTGCGATGGTCTCGGCCCGCTCACGCAGCGCCCGCGCCGCCGCGAATTCCACACGACGCTCAACCGTCGCGGCAGCCTCGCCCGCATCCTGCATCCGTGCCCTCAGCTTCTCGACCGCCTTCGCCTGCTGCTCGGTCAGGCCCACCGCTAATCGGATGCGTTTCGCGGTCTCGCGCACCGTCACCTGGTTGCGGAACGCCTCGCTCACCACTGCGCGGAGGGCCTTGCGTGTCGAGGTGGTAATCTCTGTCACGAGCTTCGCTGCATGCTGCTCGGCCCACTCGCGCGCATGNGGGTTCGTCACGTTGAACGNCGTCACGATGCGCGCGGTCGGTTTCGGCCGCAGCCGTATCGTCACGTTCTTCNCCAGAAACTCTCGTTGCCGCGCCTGNCGCGCTACCACCTGTCCGGCCCGCTCGTACGCCGCCATGATGAGCGGCCAGACCTTGTCCTGCAGCGCCTGGGCCAGTGGCTCCAAGTCCACGGCCTGCACCGCTGCGTTGCCATCCCCGTTCCGCAGGTGCTCCATGACGCGCGTCCACGTCGTATCCGTCTCCGGCAGCACCAGCGCGCGGCCCAACGCGCGGACGACCGCAGGCGTCGAGGCGTCTGCCACGCGATGCACCAGGCGCCACTCGGCCTGAGGCGCGAGGCGGTCGACGAATTGGGCCTTCATAAGACCTTGCTTCAATGACGTGCTCACGGCGTGCAGCTCCCAGCCGCGTCCTGCCCGGCCGCACGCCACTCTATCCACGTCCGCTCCGCGTTCGCCCACGCCCAGTGCCGGTTGCCGCACGCCTCCTGATACGTGTTGCGCTCGAACCGGTTGTTCCGGCTGGTGAAGATAGAGGAGTCGCCGATGTCCTGCGCGAGCCCGCTCTGCCCCGCCGTCTGCCGCACTACATTGTCGTGGACCCAGAGGTTGCTGATGTAGAACGGCCCGTACATCCCGCTCCCCCGGTTCTGCTGGACGCCCACGATGCCGTCCGCGTTCCCCTCCACGGTGTTCCCGGTGATCTCGACGTTAGGGGAGGCCGCAACCAGAATCCCCGCGCCCCAGAGCCAAGGCAGGAACCCAAATCCATTCCTCCGCACCACGTTCCCTCGGATGACTGCGTCGTAGCTGATCTCGTGAAAGATCCCCATCCGCAGGTTATCCTCCGACGTGTTCCCCTCATAAAGAGTGCGGATGTTCTCGATGTCGGTCCAGAGGCCGGGGCCAAGGTTATGATGGACCCAGTTATTCCTCACCACCAACCGGTCGGTCCGCACGAACTTGGTCCCACCAGCCTCCCAGCCAGGGTTGAATCCCGCCTGGTTGTTGGTGGCAATCTCGTTGCCCTCCACCAGGACGTCGTTCCCGATCCCACCGATGCCGAGCTGGCCGTGCCCGCTGATGATATTGCGCAGCACGTGCATCTGTGTTCCGATTCGTATCCCGACCCCGTGGGTCAGCCGCACGACGCTGTCCTCTACCGTCCAGGCGATCGTCTGCTCGCCGGCCAGCGCCCCCACCTGCGCGGGGTTGGCGAACATTTCAAGCGTCACATGGCGGAGGGTGACCCCTGTGGCGCTCCCCTGGAAGGCGGTAGGCTGCACGCTCAGCTCCACGACCTTCCCGGCTGGGTTGTCACGCAGATACACCCGATCAGCCGGGTAGTCGAAGTACCACAGTCCAGGTCCTAGCTCTCCAAGACTCGCGACGTGCCGGAGGCGCTGACGGTCAAGGAAAAGCTCCTCGGATCGGTTACACCGTGGGTAGGTCGGTAAACACTCCCCGTGCACCGACCCTTCAATAGACTGCCCGCCCAGCCCGTAGTTCGTCCCATCAAACTGGAAGCCGGTGAGTACCACTGCGCCCGAGAGCGTCCCAGGCCCCTCGAAACGATCGCTATTTTTAGGGGTGATCGTAGCGCGGATACGAGTGAGCGGACGCAAGCAATAGATAGTCCCCGCCGGATGACTGGCGACAGTCGCGGCGGGATCGGTTCCTAGGTCGACGCCGGTGCATGTCGACGCTGGAGGGCTTGGCGGTTCAGCCCCCGGTGGTAGGGGCTCAGTCACGAGCGCGGTCGCCTGCCCGGCCACCCCTGACCGAACATGCTGTGCACGGATGAAGCAAGTCCCGGCCTGCGCTGGAGCAGTGTAGACGCCANTCGGGGTGATGGCCCCGCAGGTCACGGACCATGTCACGCGGCGGTCGTTGCCCGCGCCGGTCACCCGTACTGTAAAAGCGGTGAGTGTGCCGGTCGTAAGAGTCACACTCGCAGGGGAGACCGTCACGCGGACGGCAGCAGCAGCGGGGAGCACTATCACTAGACACAACAGCGCGAAGCGGGCCTTCATCATAGGACGCTCATGACGCTAAAGTTAGTGCTGCTCGTAGTCCACGTGCCGGTGGGCAACGTGACGACCCCTTGGCAACTCCAGCCGCCGCTCATGTTTATGTCACCTGCGATCGTCACGTATTTCATCTTTCCGTCGAGGCCGTTGGTGTTCAACACGGCCGTACGCGGAGTGACCGACCCGTCGGGTTTCTTGAACTTCATCGTCATCACCGTGGCAGGTGAGATGTCAACGGCGACGTTGTCCTGATCCTTGACGGTAAGAATGATCGCCGTGCCAATATCCCCCACAAACATGGCTTATACGCTCACTTCCACGTCGAAGATCCGCTGGATCTCTACGCCGACGGGCCACGCTCGGGTAGCCGTGCACGTGATGTTAAGAGCACGGGTAATCGTTGCCTCTATAGTAAGCGTCGCAATAAATACACCTATGGTGCCTGTGCCTGCGCTCGTGAGCTGCGCGAGCGTTATGGCCAGACTACCGGTAAGCGGCACAACCCCTTCACCGCTCCCGGTGAGTGCCGTCAGGGTCTGCGCGAGCGTGCCCGTGATTGGTGTGACATCCTCGGCCGTCCCGGCGGCAGCCACAGTGACCGTAGCCAGCGTCGGCGTAGCGGCCCCCGCCACGGCCACGGCACCTGTGGC